CTTTCCAGTTGGACCTTGGAAGCCATGAGAAAAGATACGAACCCATGGGAGTTCATCACCTTCTACACGAGGTAGGAATCGGATTGTTGCTGTTCCGTTGCCAGCCTTATCACCTTCAAGTCGCCAGAAGCGATCGTCTGTGAAAGACTTTTGTTCGGATTGGGGATTTGCGACTTTTTCGAATGCATTAGAGATTGCACCAAAGTCAGAGTTGCGCATTTTGCGTAGAGATTGAATATCCATCGTATTTCCTTTGTATTAAAAATGTATTAATTTGTATTATCGTTTTGTATATGTTGAATCTGAATGTCATCACTAATCTCAACCTCATCGTCAAATGAGTCATCATCTAAATCATAGTCTTCATCAACATAACTATTTAGCGTTTTCATACCACCACCTTTTCCAGAACGCTTTCCAGAAAATTCTTTATCAGTCTTTTGTTTATTGTATGTCTTACCCATTGTATTACTCTGCAAGTTCTTCTTTAAAATGCTCGAAGATTTTACCAATCTTAATTCTATCGTATTTAACGAACCCAGTCAACTTTTTAATTCTTCGCAACTCATCTTCCCATATGTATCTTACAGAAGCATGTGTTGACCATTCATCAAGTATGTCTATCTGGTCGTTTATAATATTTAAAGTTTCTATTGCAATTTTACCTCCAACAAATAAGTTTAATGCTACTGGATATTCGTTTTCGGTAAATTGAAATATTGCAGTCGGTTTCAACTTGTTTACTTCAACATGAGTTAATAGAGTTGCTAAGTCATCCACGAAAATCTTAGTCATAGACTGTTTTCGTTTCTGCCATTGTAAATAATTATCGTCTGCTTCTTGCCCAGCATAAATGGCTTGGTCGTTACCATACGCAAAGTTGGCTACAAAGAACTGGATGATTTCTTTATCATCTGGTCGTTTGCTTGCTAACTTCTCAAATATGTATCTGTCATTGCGAGCATTAAATGCTTCACGAGTACCACGAACATTACCTCTGTTCTCAAAAACATTGAATCTGTCTGTGGTGAAATGAAGTTTAATTGCTAGGTAATAACGATATGCCTTAAATCCATCCATTACACATCCAGTTGTGCTTGCTTTGGTAAGTAATTCAATTCACGAAAGTCCATCTCAATTTTATCTTTGAGAGACTTGTTAATCAACTTTGATACATCTTCTGGCTCTAGATAGTTTTCTTTACAATACTCAAGAACAGCATCCATATATGTCATTTTGCTATCACGAACCATCTGCTCTATGTGAAGAGAAAATTCGTTTGCAGTTTTAAACATTTCGTTCCTTATTAATCCAGTACTGAGTTGCTTTAAGTTCATGATCTACCTTTTCATATTCTTTGAGTTTGTTTTTATAGAGTTTCCAAACAGGGGTGTCCGTTCTATCTGGATCCATCTGTCTTTCAAACTTCTCAAGGAACATAGAGAAGAATTTATCTAATTTCATTTTTTGGACTTGTAAGTCGCTATACTTCTCATTCAGTGTCATAATATATTATACCTTATTTGTCATTGCAAGACAAGTTAATCATGTTGCCACCATAGAATGCAACATCTAGAATTAGTGCTTCATTCTCATTCTGCAACTTGTCAATCTGCGCTTTCATGGTTTGTATTTCTTCATAGTGATGTTTACGAAGAAGTTCAATCTGTCCTTCTTTCTCAGAACACTTAACACAAAATTCAAACATTTATCCTCTCCTCATAGTGGCAATATCTCTTGCTTGTTCATCAGAGAAGACTGGAACTGCATTTGACTTGTGCATTGTACCAATACCCTTGATGGCACTGCCAGTGTAGACAGGGTTGGGTTTCTTATAACATGGAGCACCAGTAAATGGAAGACTTGGAATCTTAGGTGTCTCACGACAAGCAGGTTTCCCAAGCGAGTATGTAAAACCAGCATCCTTAGTCTGCGCTATCGGCTTCTTTGGCTCATACTTCTTTAACATGGCTTCCCATGATGCATTCAACTCTCGTTGTTTGGCATTCGGTTTCTTCTTCTTGGACTTTCCAAGTGATGTATGTAGAAATTGCATAATATAATTATACCTCAAATAAAGTTGCAAGTCAAGATGTTTTTGCGTGGTCTTGATATTTTTTATTGTTTTCTTTTACAGTCACCCACTCTAGATTACTGGGGTGGTGGTTGTAATGGTCATGGTCAATATGATTAACCTGATACATTGATTCTACTAGTCTCTTTACAGATTCTGGAGTTGCATTCCACTCTGCTTTGGTGACACTTTCAGGTTTTGGAAATTTGTGATATGCTGTGCAAACTAATTTATGAACCAATTGAGTAGCACTCTTTCCATTGATGCGTATAGAAACCTTTGGATAATTTTTTTGAGTTTTTGTATTTCCTGGTCTCATCTTTCTGGGTGTTTTTCCTTTTGTGCTCCATATGTCACCATCAGGAGATACAAAATAATCAGGAATGATCTCAAAATCTACAATGACTGGTCTGTAATTTTTCATATAACAAACCCTGTAGTATCTTTCTTTGCTTTACCCTTAGCCTTAAGACCAACGATAATACCCTTTGGATCTAAGAAACGAAGATCAGTCTCATCGCCATTGATAACTGGACGACCAAGATAAGTCTCAGGCACTTTGTGAAACACAGCTGCAACATTCATGCCATTTGACAATGCAATACGAACATCCATATCGTTGCCATCTGCTTTAGAGAAAGTCAGGTGGTAGTTTGGAATGTGTGATACTTTGCGATTGTTGATTTTGGTATAGTCGTAGAATTGGACTTCTGGGAACATTTGGAAAATATTTTTACCATTTGCAACTTCATACTTCTCCCATGAGAGATCTGAAGTACCATTCAAACGAAAGACTGGAATGAGTCCTTGTTTTTCTGCTTTGGTTTTTGTTTTGATAATCTCAACAGTCAATTCATTAAGGAATGCTTGACGATTTTCGAAGAATGCTTTAGTCTTACGAATTCGTGCTTGCTGAATCACATTAGTGGACTCACCTTTCTTGAAGATGCCACCACGACCAGCAGTATTCAAACATGCAGCAATGCATCCCTTTGTTCGTTTAGGGCACACTTCTTTTCCTGATAAATCAGCAGGTGCGAAGTGCAACACTGAAGACAAGTAACCCTTCTTCAAACCCTTTAACAACTTTGGGTTGCCAACTGTAAGTAGACTCATTTTTAACTTCCTTTTCAACGATAATAGAGATATTATACGCTAATTGTGAATTAAAGACAACCCCCTAGAACACCTGTATCCTAGAGGGTTGGTTTAGTAAGTAGTTACTTACTTAGTGGATTTTGGGGTAGGAATCCCTTGCTGATGAGAAGATGCATAGGCTACACAAACTACATCTGATGCGTTTGCATAAGCACAACGAACTGCAACAGGATCAATTCCTTTTACAATCGCTGATTCTACATTTCTCTCGACAGACTTCAACTCACTATACTGATAGAAAGTAATCGATCCAATAAGTGTCACTATTGCAAGAGTGACACAACTAACAAAAACATTATCATTCATAATTATCCCCTTTAATTTACCAAGAGCCATCATCTAAAACAGCCCTAACCCAAAATGGTCCAAAATAAACAGATGCCATATATCCGTTTGGATCTGTATCAGTTGGTCCAGTTTTTTCTACTCGAAATTCCCAGTGGTATGGATTCAAAACAAATCCAATCCAAATACCAGAGAATTTTACATAATTAAGAAAGTTCTTTAACTTCATCGCATAATCCTAATTTTTTGGCTTCAGAGGGACTTAACCAAATATCCTGTGGTGGCAAAAGAACCTCTCGGATCTTTGCATCAGATAATCCAGAACACTTTTTATAGTGATGGATCATTTTCTTGGTAGTTAAGTCAAACTCTTTTACCGTTGCAAATAGTTCGTGTTCCTTACCAAAAGCACCCCAAGAATACTGGTGTGACAGTATAGATGTGTTTGGTGTGAGAATACGATGCCCTTTGTCACCAGCGATAAAAATCATAAGTCCAGCTGATGCGATCTGTCCTAAGCCAATCGTGCGAATAGGAATTGCTGAACCCTTCATAGTATCAATCACTGCAAACGCTGCATTTAAATCACCACCTGGAGAACAGATGATGAGATTCAATAAATCTGGTCGCTCTTCAGCGAAATTTGCTTCAAAAATCCATTCAACTAATTGCTTTGCTGATTGTAATGTTACTTCTTCCATCAAAAGGTAAAACGAATGCGCAGAATCGTCACCACCATCTTTAAGTTGAATGTTTAGTTTGTTCATCATATTAGATACCGTCTCTCTGTTTATAAAAAATGTGTCTGCCAATTACGGTAGTTCGTTCAAGTTTCCATCGTGGATTAACATAATCCGCATGGTAGAATAATGCACCTTGTGTCATGTCGTGCATCTTTTCATAATTAGCATACACAAGCAATGCAATGTCTCTTGCTTGTAAATATGCTGAGTTGTTCTGGATTGTTTTGTGTTCACAGAACCAAGAGAACTGACAAGTTGATTTTACCTTTTGTTTCACTACAGAGCAAATATCTTTTGGGAACTGTGGGTCTTGCACCCTATTCAGTGTAACCATCGCAACTGCGATTTTTCCATCTCGTGGTTCATAACCTGCTTCATAATAAATGTTTTCTGCCAAGCAATCAACTTGCGTTTTGGCTTCTGCTGTTAATTGGGTATAAGTTACACCAATAATTCTGTCTTTTGAAAAACCTGTACAAAGTAATAATATTGCGCTTATTAAAAATATTGCTGCTAAACTGTATATTCGTTTATGCATAATGATCTCCTTAAATCAAGAGGATTGCAGAGTGTGTGAATCCCTGCAATCCAATTCCCTATCAGGTGGACTTTTTGCTAGTCTTTATATCTTGTGGGATGTTTGAAACAAAACCATTTAGGGTCTGAGCCTTTGCAATGATATCTGCTTCTGATGGGTACGCTGGAAATCCTGGATGTACAGGAATTTCGGTACCATGGATTTTAGCAATTTCGCATTTATTTGAATACTCGTTGCTAATTATTTCACGCTTTCCGTAGTAGTCATCGGATAGCATGTCTTTTGCCATTTTTAAAAGTTCTAGGCGAATCTCGAACGGGGTCAAATTACTCATGGGTTACTCCTTGTGTGTTATGAGTTGTGTGTAATGATGGTTTTATTGGGATCCATCAACCCACTGTAGAATTATTTAGGAGAAATTATTTCTTCTCTTCAACTTTTTTCTTTGGTGTTGGCTTAGTGCCTTTTGGTGGTGTTGGACAATTACCTTTCTTATCCTTCGTCACGCAATTAACTTCTGCTTTCTTTTCTTCTTTCTTTACTGGCTCAGCTGCAAATGTGACAGAAGCAAATGCCAATACTAACAATGCGATAAATGCTTTCATGTGATTTCCTTTTAACTTTCGAACACAGCAATGATAAACTCTTCTTTAATCATTGCTCTCTGAACATCACCAATTTTAACTGGAGATGCTTTAGCCCAATCTATCAAAACAACATCATCAACTTTAACATCAGTAACATCTGGACCAACTGCAAGAACAGTTGCCTTTGCTGTATTACCAGTGCCACGAGTACCTTCGATAATGATACCAGATTCAGTTGTATCTTCTTTTTTATTTTCTGCGACAAGCACTTGCGTTTTTAACGGCAATACATTCATTATTAATCCTCAATTAAAATAAAAGATGGTTTTATTGGGATCCATCAACCCTTAAATTAGAATGCGTATTTCAAACCAGCAGAAATAGTGCTACCATCTAAAGAACTAATTTTAGATTGTCCTGCTTGATAACGATAATCAGCAGTAAGAGCAACTTGTTTGCTTAATGGATAAGAAACACCTGCACCAACTAATGCAGCGTAGCCATCAGTAGTATTCTTCTGATCTAAGTAGGCAACTCCACCTTTAACTGCGATGGTTGCTGCACCAACTTTGGTAACATCATATGATGCAACTAAACTATACTTATTTAAGTCAGTTCCAGATTTGTATTGATCAAAGCCAGCTGTAATGCCTACTTTATCAAATTTCTGTCCAACTGTGATACCATAACCAGTACGATCTGTATTGGCAGTATCACGACTTGCATTAATACCTAGTTCAACTGCTTGAGCACCCATAGATGCCAATAGTGCTGTTACTAAAATAACTTTTTTCATGTAATTCCCTTTTTAAAATAATGTGGATGGTTATTCTGTTACGAGGAAACCATCCGAAACCCTAAGCAGTGTTTAGGCTGCTAATGCGAACTGTGCGTCGTTTGCGTTTACGGTTTTTTACTTTTTACGACTCTCTGTGTCGTGCTGTCCACGCATTTACTTATTGCCCTGTCGAAACCTAGTCACCCCCATCAGAAGTACACCCATTAGAGCCCATAAAATGGTTTCTTTCATCTAACACATGCACTTCTGGTGGAGGTGGGGAGAATCGAACTCCCGTCCAGAACACCTTTCTCTTTGCTTCATACAGCAATACCATTAAACTGGTTTAATTGAAAAACCTTTCGATAAATCAAAACCAGTTAATTTTCCATCTTCTTCATCTTGGTGAAGCATGATGCTAATTTCATTAACACTATGACCACCTTCAGTAGTTATAGTCTTGTAGAGTTTGTCACCAATATAAATTTCGTATTTCATAAGATCTCCTATTATACATCATATTTATTTGCAAATCAACCTTTTCTTTTCTGGAAAATATAGACAATCTATCTCAGAATTGGTAAATGTATTTATGGCATCCTCTGGAGTTTCTACTAGTGGTTCACCTGCAAGATTAAAACTTGTATTAAATAATATTGGAACACCAGTAGCAGAATAAAATTCGTTGATTAAATTGTAAAAGTGCTCATTTTGTTCTTTCGTAACTGTTTGAACTCTGCAAGTACCATCAACATGAATAATTGATGGGATCATTTTGGCAAACTGTTCTCTACAATTTACTGCATACATCATAAATGGAGATTCTTCAAGACCACGCATATCAAACCATTCATTAGCGTGTTCTTTTAAAATAGTTCCAGCAAATGGTCTAAACTCTTCTCTCTTTTTAACTTTGTTGACAATATCTTTTCCATTTGGTAATGTTGCGTCAAAAAGGATTGTTCTATTACCTAAACTTCTTGGACCAGACTCTGATGCACCTTGATACATTGCAATAACTTTACCTTCTAGTAGTTTCTGCACTACATCAGAATATTCAACAGTATCACCAGCATCATTAATATTATAAGAAGAACCATAGTAAATTGATTGTTGTTTTCTTACTGTTTTGTCATTAGTAAATCTGTGCCACAAATATTTAACTGCTCCAATGCTAGTACCAGCATCAGAGGATACTGGTTCACAGTATAAATTAGCATCGCCTATTTTATCAAGATAATAATAGTTAGCAACACAATTTAAACCATATCCACCAGTGATACATACATTCTTACATGAGTGTAATGATAATGCATGTTTAATTAAACCAAGAACTCTTTCTTGAGTATATATTTGTAAACTATATGCTAAATCTGCTCTATCTTGAAAGTTAGTTAATGGTTCACCATCAAATCTCTCATTTTTAAATTTTAGTGGGATATCTGATTTAGTACCATAAGAAGATAACCCCATTACCTTACCTGCGTCTTGTTTATGAAAACCCAAATGTTCGGATACTGCTTCATACATTATACCAGCACTAGTATAATCATCAGACTCAAGTCTTTTGTATAACAATTTAAATCTAGCTGGATATTCACAATAATAAATTGATTCTATTTCTCTTTTATCAGTTATGTAAGATCCTGCTCCATCAGCAACAATCACAAGAGAATTGGTAAACCCAGAATTATAAAACGCACAGGCTGCATGCATCTCATGGTGATTTTTCCACCAGTCGATTACCTGTACTGGTTTCTTCAACTCTTTGGATAAAATAGTAGAATAGAAATCTGCTTCTGTTTCAACACTACCAAGTGCTGAGTTAAAACCACACACAACAAATTTATCAATAGTGTCTGTATATTCTAAACTCTTTCTTAGAGCAAGATATGGAATGGTATCACGCTTAAAACGACTCAGTCTTTCTTCTTCCAAATGAAAGACTATTTCGCCATCATGTAATAATGTAGCGGATGCATTATGATGTCTGTTTAATCCTAAAATCCACATTGGTTTTTATAATCTAATCTTAATTTACGAAAGCCAGCAATCCAGTTGTCTCGTTTCTCAATGAACCATCTTGGATCATCACTATCAACTGCCATAATAATCACTAACCTTCCAATAGGAATGCCAGTGCGCTCTTCAAATGCTACTGCATATGCTGCAGTTTGCATAAAGTAGTTATGAATGTCATCTCTGTCTTTTGGTTTACTGGATGTCTTAAAATCTATGACAGACAGTTTACCTTGGAATTCTCCGATACAGTCAACTGTGCCAGCGACTTGTAAATGGTCAGACCATAGCGGAGTCTCCAAGCAGTGGATGTTGTCGATTTGGTCGAGGAGTGGTCTGATTGAGTTGAACATCTCTGCATCAAACATATCTGGCTCAACATGCTCTCCAAGGAGAAAGTCTTCGCAGTGTTGATGAATTCTTGTGCCTCTTGCACTGGCTTTTCCTGAGACTCGGTTTGCTTCTGCTTCTCCGACTCTTTTTCGCCACTCCATGATTCCCTTCGCTGAGTGCAGTCCTGTGACTGTCGTAACGGATGGATAGGATTTACCCGATGGGGTTTTGTATAACCTTGTACCATCAGGTTTCGTGTCTCGTTCAAGTTTACCGAAATCATGATGTATAAAGGTTTTCTTTTTAGACTGAGAAACTACTTCCACATCCACAAGTTGATTTGGCATTTGGGTTTGATATAACAAATTGAGATCCTTTTAATTTATCACTAGTAAAATCTATAGTAGCGTTGTCAAAATACTGCATACTCATGGCATCAACTACAAGATTGTCAATAACGAAGTCATCTTCTTCTTTATCTGCTTCAAGTGTAAACCCATAATTAAAACCAGAACAACCACCACCAGTGATGAATGCTCTTACATACTTCATTGATACATCATCCATTAGGATTTCATCGAGTTGTTTCTTTGCGGATTCTGTTACGGTAATCATACGCATGCACACTTTAGTTGATAGTCGTTTATTGCTGCTTTGATGGCATCTTCAGCAAGGATGCTACAATGGATTTTGACTGGTGGCAATGCGAGTTCTTGAGCAATGTCTGAATTTTTAATAACTGCTGCTTGCTCCAATGTCTTGCCTTTAACCCACTCGGTAACAAGAGAGGAACTTGCAATTGCAGATCCACATCCGTATGTTTTAAATTTTGCATCTGTAATAATTCCATCTTCAACTTTAATCTGTAACTTCATCACATCACCACATGCTGGCGCACCAACCATGCCAGTACCGACTGTTGGATCGTTTTTATCCAGAGAACCAACATTGCGTGGATTCTCGTAGTGGTCGATTACTTTAGTGGAGTAAGCCATTATGTCAACAAATGAATTGCTTCATTGTAATGTTTAATTCTGTCCTCAAGACCAATGTAACCACCATTGATTTTCTTGGTCATTAGTTTTATGTCACCAGCATCTGCTTGAACATTCAACTTGTTTTTATTCCAGAACCAAATTGCTGACATAAGAGCAAAGTCACGATCCGATGTAACCCAGTCTGGATTGTCGTACAGATTTTGCCAGTCGTCAAACATCTCCTGTGCGAATGCTTTATAGTTAGCAGCACCAGTTAACTGGATTGGACCACGACCACGATACTTATATCCGTCACCAGATTCTGGAGCACCATTACCCATGCGGTTAGCATAGATCTTGTTAGCAATCATCTCTGGTTTACGAGCATACGGAGTAGCTGACTCAAGTGTGGGAAAATACTTCTTGAAGATGCTATTTAATCCTTGTGCAGAATAGTTTAGGTTTTCTTCGAATACTGTCCAGCCACCAGACTCATGTCCACACTGAGCAAGAAACGCTGCAATGCGGTGTGGTGTGTTAATCTCGTATGTTGGAAATACATTCGCCATTGACTCTGCCCAAGATTCTGGATCCTGTGCACGAGGGAATAAATGTTTGAATTGTTCTGCTGTTATCATTTGTTCTCCATGTCTTCTATTTTTAGTTTGGCAAGGATATAATCTTTAACCAAAGACGAACGAACTATATCATCAGGAGTGAATTCAATCTTAGTGAAAGCACTCATATGAATAGCAATGTCAAAGAATTTCAAAATGCCAGACATATCGTTCTTTTTCTTATTTAGGTCAGTCTGACGATAATCTCCACACCAGATAATCTTTGACATATGACCAACACGAGTCATAACTGTATCGATTTCTTCAAATGTCAAGTTCTGCATCTCATCAACGATAATGATTGCATTATCAAAAGACATACCACGAATAAACGAGGTAGAGATAAACTCAATGTGGTGCTGTTCTGCTAATCTATCCCATGCATCTTTGCGACCAAACAAGGTCTCGCAGATTTGACGATATGGTTGTTGATAGATTTCCATTTTCTCATTTACATCTCCTGGAAGATGACCAATCTCACGAGATTGAACTGCAGATCTAACAATAATAATTTTATTAAATGGATTTGCTTTATCAAGGACTTCTTCAATTGCTTTGTAGAGAGCAATGAATGTTTTACCTGTTCCAGCGACACCATGAAGTGCCACGAAATAATCACCACGCTTGTATGCGTCAAAAAATAACTTCTGATTATTTGTTAATGGTTGGAATGTCTTTAAGTTGTCTAGTCGAATTCTTAGTTGATTACTAGCAATTGGTTTCGTTTCACGCTCTTCATTATTATGGATATCTATTACTTTTTTAGCAGCTGATGTACGAGCCATTGAACTTCCTTAAATTTGGGATGATGTTTTGTCTAATTGACTTCCTGGAGTTAGAGAATGAATTCTTTGTAGCACCTCCTTAAAACCTGTATCCTTTTTAATGGTGATATGATCCCCAGCAAATGCAGGTGCACTTGTTATGATAGATTCCAATTGGGGATTGTCTAGTAGATACTGCTCACGAGCAGCAATGCGCATAATCTCATCGTGTATTTCACCTGTTTCTTTATTTCTAAAACTATATGTTGGCATAATGTCTCCTCACACTTCTATTTAGTGGCAGAATTCTTTCTAGTACAGTAAACATTACCTGCAACGGAAACTCTGTATTGGTCTGATGTAAAAAATGGATAAACACAGTGCATTAACTTGGAAGGAAACAACATCATCGTGTTTTCGTAACTTTCGTCAACAGGAACATAGTGATTACTGATGCCACCAAGAATTCCAGTGTAAGAAAACTGGAAATGACCTGGAACATTGTTATTTGAGTTAATTCCTGGAGATGCAGCCAACTCATCTCTCATTTTAAATGGAACTTTCGTGTAGATAACGAAAGACATGAACCCATCATGATTATGTAGTGGGTTAAACTCATTTTTTGCTTGAAAATTCACCCAAAGTGAGTTCAAACTAAACTCTACTTCGTCTCTTGTCAGAAATGAGTCTTTAAGAAAGTTGAAAAACTCAACATACTCTTCAACTTGTGGTAAAATCAATGTTTCAGCATGTTTCAGTGATTTTGGTAGTGCGAATTCTCGTTTTAGATTACCACTGAGACGAGTATTCCACTGTTGTGGTTGGTGCATGTCAAAATCTGCTTGAATTTCATCAATTTCATCACGAATTGGTTGTAATTCTTTATCAGTAAAGATATGTTCAATAAATCCGTAATTATTAAATGTATTTAAACTCATTATGCGGGAACCATTCTAAATTTTATTTTATCGTTTTGTTTTTGATACACTGCTTTGTGATTTCTAACTTTCCATTCGCCAACATACCATTCTGGAATTGGTCTATTTGTCCAAACAGCAAATGGTTGTTTATCATTGATGTAATAATTGTGATATGCCTGAATAGAATCACCAATCACTTTGTATTGTTCTGGCATGCACTGTGGCATTGGAGTTGCAACACCGACTGGAATATTAGTTGGTGGAAAAGACAAAAATGAAATCAATCTTTCCGCAACATGATGTTT